TATCATTCTGTTTCTGTTGCTTCAGAAACTTGGCAAGTTCTGCTGTGCTACCAACGAACATAGTGTTGTTGGTGACACTCTGTGCTGCCTTACCTTGTGGACCTTCTTCCAGTTCCTGCATCTTTTTCTGCAGGTCGATAAGTTTGTCCGTAGTGTCAGCAATATTTTTAATCATATTGCCAGCGACTTCATATGCTCTAGGAGAATCGGACTCTTGTGCTAACTCAAGAATACCGTCAACTGCCTCTTGACCCTTTTCGATCAAAGAGTATAAGTTGCCACGAGTATACTCGTAGTCTTTTGAAACTTGTTCTGTTGTTGCAGCAGGAACTATCTCAGCAGTTTTTTTCTCTGCTGGTACGATTGTTGTTTCAACGTCAAGAGCATCTTCAATACCCTCGTACTTTTGAAACTTACTCGTCGTTTCCTGTGACTGGGTTTCTTGAGAGTCCATCTGTAAATTCACTGAATAGTTCATTAAAACCAAAGTTGTCGTCTGGGTCTGCCGTGATAGGATCAGGCGTGACGGTATAACGTTGTTCACGAGGTGCAGTCCTCTTAGAATCCAACGAAGTATCAACGATTGCCTTCTTGATAAGCTTATCGGTCGTATCGGTAACAGGACCGTACAGATAAGTCTTAGCAGTAAACGACAGTGTGTAGATCAGAGTTCTACGTGTTGTATAGTCTCCCTCATAATCATCTTCATAAGATACTGAATTGAGAGACACTGGGAAATCCTTTGCTTCTCCAAGTTCAGGAACTAGGTTAATCGTGATATTGAAGAATGGTTGGAAGAACGGAAGAATCTGCTCCAGAATTTGTAGACCATCATCCTGGTTCTTCGACATAATTGACAGTTCAAAATCTACATTGTATGGAACTGGCATAAAGGATTTCTTAGTTTTACCGTCCGACTGTACGGCACGGATCACCTGTGTGGGTGAAACTTTTCTGGTTGTATCGTAGGAGAATCCAGAGATCTCAAACGAGATTCTAGGTAAGGTAATCTGAATAGCATCTTTAGTTGTCAGATCACCAACCTGTCTCAAACGAGCAAGGAATTTTTCTTTAGGACCATATGCCAAAGGCACCTTCATAACTTCAGTCTTGGATCCACTTGTTCGTTTGATCTCAATGTTATTGAAGAGTGTGCCGAAAGAAACTACAGTCTTTCTAAAGATTTCATTGTAAGAGTATGTACCTAGCATTAGTTAGCGCCTCCGATTTCACCGAAGGGATTGGATTGCGTAAAGTCAATAATGGAATCTGCCTCAGTCTCAAATAATTGATTCTGATCGTATTCCGAATTTGTATTATTTAGAGTATTGTAACTGCTAGTGGTCCAGGCAGCACCAGAAGTTTGACCCGTGAGGGTCTCAGGAATAGTAAAGATGCCTGTTCTGTTGTAAACCTGCAGCTGTCTATCTGTATCATTCCAAGACTTAACTTCTGCTTGAACGTTGGATGTACCACCAACAACAGTCTCACCAACTGTAAATGTTCCAGTACCACCAGCAGCAAAGTTGATGGTAATGGTTTGGTCGAGATTGCGTTCGATAACATCGATTTCTTCGACGCCAGTGTCGAGATCTTCTCCGCTGTACTCGTACAGCTCACACTTGAGACCCCAGACGTGAATCTTGTTTAGCTGGTAGAAAGGTTGTTCGTGCTCAACGTATTGGATCTGGAACAACTTACCTGCCAACGGGAAGTATATAAGGTCACCTTCATTAGGTCTTCCCTCTACAACCAGGGTTGTATTATCATCAACGAGATCTTGGAATCTCTTACGTGCAATGATGAAGTTTACCTGGTCTGAAATACGAACACCGAACTTGGAAAAGAGATCTCCATCTCCACCAAATCCCTGAACGTTTTCTAGATATGCTTCAATTTGATATGCTGAGTCAAAAGACGACAGAGCATCTTCGCCAAATACTTGATCCTCACCCACCAAAGTTCTGGGGATATAATAAACGTCTGTCCCGAACATCTTAATTTGTTCGACGACAAGATCCTCCACGAGCTGTTGCTCGCCAGTTGTACCTTGAGTGAAATAGGAATTAGTAGGCATCTTATCCGATCATATCTAGGGGTGGCATTTCGTATGTAGCGCGAAGTTTCTCTTCCAGTGCTTGCAGTTCTTCAACAGCATCACTGTAGATCTTCTCGCCATTGAGGGTGACACCACCAGGAAGTTGCACGTTTTGAAACTTCGTCAGGTTAGTACCCCAATACTTTTTGATCAGTGCAGTTGCATAATCTTTGACCCACATCGTCCCGTAGATTTTGGACCAGTTGGCAGGATCAAGTGCACGAACACAATCGATAATGATATATTCATCTTCACGGATGTCGGATAAAACATCCATATCAATGTAAAGACGATTGTTGACTTGGTTATATCTTGTAGGTTTCATACCTTCCAGCAGGAAGTTGATAGTCTCCAAGTGAGATTGAATCATAAAATAGTGATAGAACTGCGTTGATGTGAAATCAAACAGATCATTCAGTCTCAACTGGTAACGAATGTCGAACATATTCTGAGTACCTTTATCTTGGAAAGAAAAGATGCCGTTGACAGAAGTTACGTGGTCGGGAACTGTAATATAATTGTTCTGTGTAAAGAACTCATTGCTACCAACAGTCTCAGTAGTATTTGTCCTAAACGCATCAATCTCTGCCTGAGAGAATTGGTGCTTCAGGAAAACTTTTTCACTACCACTGTAGTGGAACTCTTGGAACATCTCGATAGTGTAATCGAGAGCATCATCAACTTGGTCATCAGATACATTAACTTCCAAGACTGGTTTACCCAATCTACGGAGCGCATACTCCTTGAGTTCTGCTTTACTTGTTGGATTAGCCATTGGTTATCAGGATACCGTGGTGTAGGTGTTGGTGGTTGTGTTGAAGTAAACATCACCAGAAGAAAGACCACCAGAGTTCGCACCACCGTTGTTTGCATACTCGGGAATACCCAGAGCAGAACGGAGAAGTGATGCAGTCAGGTTAGATTGAACGAATGCTGTAGTAGCGATCTGAGTCGAATCATCGGACTGAGAAGCGGTAGGAGCAGTGGGCGTACCTGTAAGAGAAGGTGATGCCAGATCTGCCTTATCATCCAGAGCAGTCTGTGTAGCAGTGCTAATGGGCTTGTTAGCGTCAGAAGTGTCGTCAACATTACCCAAACCAACATCAGATGCACTGACTGCTGCTTGAGCACGTGCATTGGTAAAGTAAAGGTTGGTTGCACCCTCACTCAGAGCATCAGTATCAGCAGCAGCGATGCGAGCATCGGCACGTGCGTCTGTGTAATAGAGGTTTGTGCCTTCTGACAGATCGGTTGTAGTTGCTGCAGCAATACGTGCATCAGCGCGAGCGTCTGTGTAGTATAGATTGGTGCCTTCAGACAGGTCGCTAGTAGACTTAGCAACAAATCCTGCATCAACTCTTGCGTCAGCACGAGTATCTGTATAGTACAGATTTGTTCCTTCATTAAGATCGCTTGTAGACTTACCTGCGAGACTTGCGTCAAACAGCGACTCAGCGTAGAAGAGGTTTGTAGAACCTTGTGTGATATTGTCAGTATTGATGTCAGCCTGAACTGCGGACAACGTAAGCATATTGCCTGCGTCATCGTACGTTGCCGAAATACCTGTGCCGCCATTGATTAGTGAAGCAACACGATCATCAACTCTCTCATCAGTAAAGTAAAGGTTGGTCGATCCTTCAGTCAGAGCATCGGTATCGTGGTTAGCGATAGAACCAACCTGAGACTGGAAGAAGGTAATGGTTCCAGTAACGTTCAAGTTACCCTGAACCTCAAAGTTCGTCGTGGAGACGAAGTTCGTAACACTCAAGGTGTTAGAGTACGGGTTGTAAGTGAGGTTCTGAGAGTCAACAAACGCACCAGTGTGACCAGTGTTTGCAGCAGCAAACATCGGATAGAAGGTGGTGTTGTTGTTCGTATTTGTAATATCAATGTTGTCTGCATTAGTTGCAGTACCTGTCACATCACCAGTCACGTTACCAGTGATTTGACCAGTAACACCCAGAGTGCCACCGATAGTTGTTGCTTGTGCAACGTTCAGAGTACCGTCGGTGCTGATGTTACCGTTGGTTGCAGTGATTGTGGTCTTAACACCACCGCTGCCTCCAACCATAAAGTTGCCGCCAACGTTCAGTCTCTTGGAGATGGATGCACCACCAGCAGTGTAGAACGCAGCAGAAGTGTTGTTGTATCCAGTAGAGTCAGAAGACTTCAGGATACGCATAATACCGCTAACGTTAGTGGTAGAGTTCGAGTTGCTAATAGCAATCGAAGTACCGCTAAAGTCAACATTGTTATCAGCGTTGAGAACGCCAAGTTCGGTTGTTCCAGTAACGTCAAGAGCACCAGCAATATCTGTGTTACCAGTTGAAGATGCAACGACAAACTTGTTAGTATTGATGGAGAAGTTACCACCAAGAGTCAAAGTAGACTGGAGATCCGCAACACCAGATGCTGCCAGAGATGTCAGAGTTGTTGCACCAGTGACACCCAAGGTACCTGCAACAGTGCTGTTACCAGTAGGTCCA